TTCTTCACTAGTCATTGGAACTAGCTCACCATTTAACGATTTTATTATTGTCATATTTTTATCTCCTTATTTTTTAAATCCATATAAAGACCAAGCAGACTGTAAAAAAGCATTGGATGATCTATATAATCTAAATCCAGTCATAGCTGTTGTTGTGTTACTAAAATAATGACCATTAGTAACAATCATACTTCCTGAGGTTGTTGAAAAAGAATTAAATTGATAACTAACTACTTTTCCTTGTGAAGTTGATTTAGGATTTATAATGTCTGCAACCATTGAACAATAGTCTGTATTAGATGTTGATGTATTTTTCATTGTCCAAGTGCCTTCCCAATCGTCTGTACTATTCACATTCCAATATTTTCTATCTTGTTGTCCACCAGCAGCTCCGCTATTTTGTTGAAAAGCAGTACCTAATATTAAAAAATTACTTGAATCTTGTGTAGCTGATGATGAAGTCATAAATTTTGCTGTAATTTCTCCAGCATTATTTTCTGGTTTAATACTGTGCATTACTAATCTGTAATGCGAATATATAGTGTCATCAAAATAACCATTAATATCAATAGTAGTATGAGTAGAAGTCGTTGAAGCACTTGCAAGTTTTACAACATCAGAACTTACACTTCCATACTCTAATGCTGTAGCACCACTATTAACTCTTAAGACTTGTAGCGAAGTTCCAAGACTTGTTAATCCTGTTCCACCATTTGCTACAGGTAGTGTTCCTGTTACTCCTGAAGTTAAAGGTAAACCAGTAGTATTAGTTAATACTCCAGATGCAGGAGTTCCTAAAGCTGGTGTGCTAAAAGTTGGAGCTGTTAAAATTTTATTAGTTAATGTTTGAGAACCAGTTGTTGTTACAACTGTAGAAGGTAATGTTAATGTTGTTGTAGATAAATCTAAAGTTTGGCCAGACGGAATAGTAATTGTATTCCCTGTTGCACCTGCGATTTCATCTACTTTTATACGACTAGCCATAATGTATTATATCCTATTATTTGTTTAAAAAGTCAATTAATGTAAAACTTTATATTGCTTATTAATTTACCTTTATTTTTGTTATTATTATTAAAGTATAGTTAGTGTTCCTGATCCAGCAATTGTTAATATTGCAGGACTAGTTACTGTAATAATGCCCATTAAAAACATATTTTTTGTTGATGCTGTAGTTATTGTAAGATCAGCAGTAATTTCATTATAGTTAGAAAATACACTACCAACTGTTGTAAGTTCACTTGCTTGTATAGTTGTAAAACTTAATGTGCCTGAACCATTAGTAACTAATGCTTGACCATTTGTTCCATCAGCGGTTGGGTATGATAAACCATCTAATATAACTTTACCTGTTCCATTAGGAGTTATTTCAATATTAGTATTTGAAGTCGATACAATATCAAATCCATTAACATCTAAATCACCACCTAATTGTGGACTAGCATCTTGTATTAAATCTAAAGCAGTAACACTTAATGATTGATAAGTAATATTTGTAGTACCAAGAGTTCCACCAAAGTTTGCAGTACATAAAAATAATGTATCTGAATTAGTAGATCCTTCTTGAACTGCAATTAATTGTCCAGCAAGTTCATCAAAAATATCAAATTCTGTTGCTCTTGAAGCAGAACCAGAAGCAACAACAGTATAAATACCATTTTGAGAAGCTGTTGTTTGATTTTTTAAAAGTACATTATCTCCAGTAACAAGAGTAACACCATCTAATGTATCTCCATTTTCTAAAGCTGTAGCAATAGCTACATTAGCAGTACTTGCTGCTTTAACTGTAGTTCTTTTTCTAATACCAGATAATAAATCATCAACATATTGTTTAGTTGCTGCATCAGAATTATTTGAGGGAGAAGATAAACCAGTAATAGCACCACCAGAAATATTAACACTACTTGCATTTTGTGTTGCAATAGTACCAAGACCAAGTGTACTTCTTTGTGCTGTTGCATCTACATCATCAAGTAATGCTTTACCAGCAGTTGTTAAATCAAATACTGCAGCTGTTCCTGATCCTGTAAATTGAATACCTTTATCAGCGGCAGAAGTTAATCCTGCAATAGCAGAAAGTTCTGCATCAAATGCTTGTACATTTGTACCAATAGCTAAACCTAAATTTGTTCTAGCAGTAGATGTAGAAGATACATCAGATAAATTATTTGCAGCAGTAAGTTTGCCACTAAGTTGTGTTTGAATTGCACTTGTTACCCCAGATACATAACCTAATTCAGTATCAGTAACATTCGATACAGCAACTTTACCAGAAGAATTAGAAGCTAAAGCTCTACTAGCAGTTAAGTCAGACGTTACAATTGTAGTAGCACCACCTGTAATTGTAGCTTGTTTAGCATTTAATTGTGTTTGTATTGCAGATGTAACTCCATCTAAATAACCAAATTCAGTATTTGAAACAGAACCATCATGAATTTTTGTAGCAGCTATTGCAGCACTAGTTGCAACTTTAGCATTAGTAATTACTAGTTCTGGTATTGAATCATTTGTTTTAGATAAAGCACCAACATAAATAGTTACAGCTTCATTAGCTAATGAACCACTATCCCATGTTACTGTTACAGTTGTATTTGTTGAAAATGTAGTTGCACTTATAGTTCCAAATATAGTTCCTGGAGTTGTAGCAATTGCTTTAATTCTACGACCTACATGATAAAAACTTGTAACATCTACACCAGATACTGTGAATGAAGTTGCTGAAGCATAAGTAATAGTAAAAGCTGCATCACCATCACCATAAATAATCCATTGAGAATCATTATACCATTCTCTAATATCAGCAGCAAAAGCTCTAAAAGCATTATTAATATTAGAAGGTAACATTCCTTCTGCAATACTAATGCCACCTACTGATGTATTGCTAATTGCTGTTGTGCTGTAATCTTTTATTCCTGCCATATTAATCTCCTATAAACCATGTGAAAACTTTATCGTTTTCTGTGTTAAATTTATTTATGTATTCGTTAACTGCAACTTCAACTTGTCTTTGAAAAAATTCTTGTGTATCAAATGAATATCTTACGTTATCTAAGTCTTGTTCTGTTACATCACTCATTATCTTAATCCTGCTGGTGTTGCTGTTACATCAATACCTTGTGCATCATTCCATACAGTACCAGAAGCTACTTTAACATTAGCTCTAACATATCTACCAGATTGTCTTAATGGTGCTATGCCAGTTGTATTTGCCGCAACATAACTTGATGTAGTTTCAGTATCTACTAAAGCATCTCTAGTTTTAAGAGCTACTGTCGAAGCACAATCAACTATAGGTCTAACTCCAGTAATTTTAGTTCTTTGTCCTGGAATAGGTTCTATTTCAGATGTTTCCATTTCAGCTTCTAATTGATTACCTGCAAAAATTGCTGCTTTAAAATTATTATCTATAGCTCCTAAAAATAATTGTCCACCACTCCAAAAATCTGTATCTAAAGCTGCATTAATATTATCTAAATTTTGAGATATAATATCCATTAATTCTACAGTATATGCACCTACAAATTGTGTAAATATAGTAGAAGCACTTGCGTCAGCTGATGTCCATTTTTCAGTAACGTAATTATAAATTAATAGTTTATCGCAAATACCTGATGTGTTAGCTGCATTTGAAACAGAAGGATATAACCATAAAGCTAAGTTATTAAATGGATCTATTGCTGCAACAATACGATCTGTGTAACCTTTGTTTAAATCTAAATCAAAAAATCTATTAACTTTTTCTGCACCAATTGCTTTTAGTGAATCACCATTAACTTCAAAAAAACCATCGTCTGCATAAAAGAAAACACGTCTATCTGTTTGTGTTACAGTCTGTCCATATACAGCACCACGATTAGCAGATATAACGGAAAATCTGAATACTGTTTGTCCGCCAATATAGTCCATACGAACAATTTGATTTTGTCTAAATACATATCCTATTTCACCTGAAGTTATAGCTACTATTTTACCACCACTACCTACAAGATCTTGAAAGTCTGCTTGTTTTTTTCCAAGTTCCCAAGTAGCAATATCATCGTTACCTGTCCATTGTATTCTATTAGAAAAATTTGGTTGATTACCAGTAACTAAAAAATTTCTTATAATACCTGATACTCTAAATGTAGGTACAGTACCTGATGTTGCAATACTAGATAAATTATTAAAAGCAGTAGATGTACCCATTAAATAATACTGGGGTGCATCAACACCATTACTTGCTATAATATAATTACCAAATTGTGTAAATGTAAAAAAATCTGTATTACTTCCTGTTAAAGGAGTACCACCAGTAAAATTAGTAGTAGTTAATCTTACAGTATCAGTAGATACAGTTGTTAAATTATTTCTACCTACAGCAGCTCTTGTAACTGTTACAACTGCACCAACTACTGTTGCAGAAAAATCTGCATGAGCATCAATAGTATTTTTTAAATTTGTAGCTGTTGTATTATTATTTGTTTGAACTTGAAATTCTAATGCACCTGGAGAACCAAGTGTAGAAGTAAATACTACTGCTGTTCCATTATTTTTAGATAATGTAATTGTTTTACCAGCTGTAATATTTGCGTAATCAGAAACTGTAATTGTACAAGTTGAGAATGAATTGTTTAATAATAAACCTTTTGCTCCAACTTCAGTAAAAGAACCACTAGTTAATTCATAAATAGTATCTTTAGTAGTTGCAAAATTATATACATTATTAGAACCATCTCTAAATGATGCGGCTCCTTTAGAATCTTGTGTAATAGTATTTGGACTATAACTAACTAAACTTTTAAAAGGTTTATAACTTTGTAAAGCATAATAAACATTATGAGCTACGTTAGCTCCTTTGTTTAAATGCTTTGGTTGATCAGGTAACCATTCACCAAAAGGTAATTGCATAATTATCTTCTTCTATAAAACGAAATATCAGTACTTA